CTACTCTCCGAAAGAAATTGGTTGAAATTTTTAAGGTTCTCCATATTTTTCCTCATTTATCCTATATATCGGACAAATGAGTTAAAGCTTTACATTAAAAATCTTGTACTTGAACTTTTCGTTCTTGTAGATCTCTATTCTAGCTTCGCTATGCTTAATTAGATAATTCTTGTACCTTGGCGAAGAAAAATCGTCAACAAAGTCAATCACGTTAACTTTTTCCTTACCTTCCATTTTCCTCATGCCCCTTCCAAGACTTTGTTTGATCAATACCTCACTTTTATAGGATTCCACCAGGAAGATGTTATGGAGGTTATTTATGGAAATACCGGTTGAGAATGTACCGTATGTAGCAACAAGAATCTTATTCTCGCCATTAGCCATCCTAGACTTATATTCTTCCCTAAGTGATTCGTCTGTATCCCCATCAACATAGAACACTTCCTTGTCGTTTGTAATTTCTCTTAATCTATTCCAGATCTGTTTACCATATTCGTCTTTAACCGATTGAAAAAGTACCAGCGAGTTTTTTGAAGTTTTAGATATAAAGTCAACAACGTAGTTAAGTCTCTTATCACTTTCTATTACAAGCTTTCTCTCCAAATTATAAAGTTCGTTTCCTTCCAGATTTTGAGAATTAGCTTTGAGGTCAGAGAGTTTTTGCTTGATTTCGGGATCCAGCCAATCCATCCTAACTACTTTTATATGAACTGGGGTAGCATGCTGATTCCTAAACAGAAAATCTGGAGATATCTCAACAACCACTGGTCCTAAAAACTGCTGGATAGTAAGATGGTCTGCAGAACCCCTTTTGGTTAAGGTACCGGTTAATCCAAATCTCCACCTGCTGTGCATACACTTGGCAACTATCTTTTTGATCGACATTGAATTTGTGTGGTGTGCCTCGTCAACGAATACAGCATCTATTTCCTCAAAGAAATCCTCATCTTTTTTTACAAGAGATTGGAATGTTCCTATGATCAGATCGCACCCATCTCTTAACTTACTTCCGCCTCCAATTTGTTGTATCCTTACTCCGAGTTCACCAATTCCATAATCAATAAAATCGTCATTACCCTGGAAAACTAGGTTTGTATTGGGGACAATCATAAGGAACTTTCTAATCAAACCCCTTTGCTTCAAGAAAGCAAAAATCATAAAGGAAATTAGTGTTTTACCAGATGATGTAGCAATTTCTGAAACCGAATATCTGTATTTAACTATTTTCCAAGCTGCCTCTATCTGATAGTCCCTAGGTGTTATTTCTTTACCCTCAAAAAATTGGTCAACCCACTCTTGAAATTCCTCAAGAGTAAGATCATTAAGAATTAGGTTGTCCAGTCCTTCTATTTCAATTTCGATATTAAACTCCTCACCTATTTCAAGTACCTCTCTCCAAAGACCAATAGGTACTTTCCAAAAACCCCCTCTTTTTTCTATGAAGCAAATATTTCCATCCCATATTTTCTTTTTTACAAGTGGGTGAAAATACCAGTTGTGTATCTTTTTAGTTAACGAGATTTCAATTTGTCTCTTTTCTATCTCGTCATTTGCCTGTGCAAGTATAAGCCATTGTTGATCTTCAGATACGTTAAACGTCAGCATTATCCTTATTTATTTTATTGTACTCGCTCTAAGGTATTCCTCCAGAGCAATGCGGGACTTTATTCCGTATAACATATGATCTACTGTTTGGATAGTTTGATCAATGAATTTTCTGTGTCCCTCAACTAGCTGTATCTTTTCAACAACATCAGAAACATCACCTTCTATTAAAAGTTTAGTCTCATTAGATCCATATCTTACATCGCTGTTTGTACTATAATCCCGAAGCTTTGCAGCTCTCATTTTTCTCTCCTTAGTTGCAAGCTTACTTACTATTTGTGCAAGCTTATAACTATATTCAAGGAGTATTTGTCTAGTGGAAAAAAGCTCAACTTGGGCCTCTGCAACCGTCCTAATGCTTTTCAAGCTCAAAGAAATTACTTGTATTTTCTCTTTCCACTCAGCCCTTTCTGTTTCGAAAAGCTTACCGTAGTCTGTTTTTTGTTGTTCTGACATATTAGAATAGTTCGTTGCCCTTATTCTTAGGCTTTTTTCCAAGTTTTATTTCCTTAACAGCTGAATTTTTAAGCCTAGGTTTTCCGATTTCAATATTGACCTCCTCTATTTCAAATGATTTTGAGTCCAGGGTTTCCAAAAGGGTAACAGGGAATTTCAAATCCCCATCCTCTGAATCTAGGTGCTCCTCCCATTCTTGGGTTTGATCTACAGTTGGCATCTCAAGCATATATGAAATCGGATAAGTCTAAAATTTCCTCAGTAAAGTAATTATCCAATCTCTTTATTTTTATTCTCTTCGCACGAAGGTAATTTACAAGATCGTTTAGATCCCATTTTCTATTTATCGGGAGATCGTGATCCATGAGAAATTTCTTCCAATTAAATACTCTTTTACCTTCCGAAAGCAATTCAGAGTGCTTCTGTCTACCTGCATTATCCCAATCGTACCAATATTGTACAGTCTCAACATCGAATGGGAATTTGTTCTCAATCGAGCAAAGTGCTACAGAATTTTTCCAAAGCCAAGAGTCCATAGGACCTTCAAAGATCGTTATTGTCCTATCAAAGGAAATTCTTCCGATGTTAAATACAGATGAAATTGGGTCAATCTTTTTAGACTCTTCAATCTTAGCAATGTCATTTGTCTTTAGTAGCTTTTCCCAGATACCGCTAAGTTTATAAGTATAATACTTGGATCCAAATGTTGAATCCATATTCCTAAACTGTAGACCGAGTATTTCGTTGTCCTTTGTTAAATTAAAGAGGTAGAGCTTTCCGCTCTCAGGATCCCATGCAAATTTCTCGTCGGCAACTTGATTTCTACGGATAAGATACCTCTCAATTTTGGATCCTTTAACCTCTTCAAGCCCCATTGCTTCCATAAATACACCTCTAGGAATAACTAAAGATTTAAAATCAGCGTCAAAAAAGAGAGATATGTCAACATCACCATAGACGGTTTGTCTCTTCTCCTTACCTTTTTTTATTAGCTCAATAATATCCCTTTTTTCCTCACCATCTAATTTTGATACAACATGGAAGTCTCTGAATAGGGAAAAAGCATCCTTGAATATTCCACACCCACCGTTATAACACTTATAGGTAAGTGTGTCAATATAGAAGTTACCCCTCTTTTTCTTTGAGTTGGAGCTATCACCACAGTAAGGGCAAGAAATATTAAGTCGATTTCCTGCCTCATAGATTTTTTGTTTACCAATATTACCTGCAAATTCCTTTCTTAGGATGTCATCCAAAAGTTCCCTTATCCTTACAAGATCCATAATTACCTTTTAAATTATTGTACGTGTGAAAAAGAAAAGGGGCAGCAATTCTAATTGCCAGCCCCCTTTCAAGGTAGATTTAGAGATCTGCGTATAAGTCGTCTAGAGACGAGGAAGTTTCGGGGGCTGCAGGCTGGCTTAAACCAGGACTTGTTGTTGTTTCTGGTTGAGATCCAACTTTTGTTGAAGAAGCCTCCTTATAAATTTCATTAGAAGTGGATGTTGAAGAACTTGACGAAGATTGATTAGCACCTCCAAGTACCTCATTTACTAAACGGCCATCAGGTACAGTGTTTTTGATGATGTTCATCACACGGTCGGTAGTATTGTCGTCCCACTCTTTGTACTCAAACTGGGTTAGATTATCAGGACCCTCTTTTAGGTATTCCATAATCGTATTCATGTCAGCCTGATTTTTTTCCATCCTTTTACCGTTGATCTCAATTGGTGCTCTATCACCAACAAATGAACAAAGGTCGTAATTATTCCACTCCCCTACTTTCCTAGTATGTACTGAAAATAGTTTACCCTCAAATAAATCGTAAGGGTTGCAAGCATCACCATATTCTGGTTTTAGCTGTGCCTCAAGCATATCGTTTAGCTTTCTACCAAATTTGAAAACCATAATCTTACCCTCTAACTCAGGACTGTGCTTGTCTTGTACAATTTGAATTAGTGAATAATAGTCTTCTTTTCGGGAGAAGCTCCTAGCCAATTCCTGGTCTGCTGCGGAATGTGAATTCTTCAACTTCCAGAACATGTCTTTCAAAATGGATTTTTTGCCAACTGTTGAAGGACAGTCAACTGGAAATCCATCTCCAGTGCTCGGGTCGTTTAGGTAAACGTAATACTTGTGAATTTTTGACTTTGTAGGGTCAACGTGATTGGGGAGAAAGCGGATCAGGGACTTGTAAACTCCATCCTTTCCGTTCTCCGGATATGGTTTGTAAAATTCTGTTCCCTCTGAATTCTCTTTCTTTGCTTTCGTTACGAACGCTTCTGCGTCCAAATTGAAAATGTCTAAATTGCTCATGATTCTCTTAATTGTTTTTTTTAAATCCTTTATTTAATCTCTAAGTGCTCCAAAAGTTTCCCTTAGGCTTTATATATCTGTAATTTTTTTTGTTAATCTTCTCACCAACGGTCTCGACAGTCCATACTTTCTTCCCCCTTAGGGACACTTTGAGCAGGGGTCTATCTAGGTTAAATTCAGAATTTTCGATGTGATGCCTCAACAATGTTTCGGGGTGAAAATAAACACCAGAAAGAATGTAATCTTCTAAACGATCAAACATCTTACAGTAATGTTCCATAGCATCCCTTCCTCCCCATGCAAAAACATCGTTTACCCCACCCTTCCAGTCAAATCCCGGAGGAATACAAATAGTATTTAAGTTTGGATCAAGCGGTATGTGATTGTGTATTTTTACATCCATCCTTGCCTTAATGATATAATCATATCTCTCCCCGCTTAAATTCTCATATTCTTCCAGAAGAAGGAAGGATTGTTTTATCTTATACCACATTAAGAAAACAGAAGCAGGATTGATTTCCCCAGTTTGAGGCCCATATTCTTCATAAGACCAAGCTTTCTCAATTATATTGGAAACACCCAAGCTAGAGAACTCATCACACATTAAAGACATTGGCGAGTATATTGAAGCAAGTGTGTCGATTTTTAAGGTGTCATCTAAATGCTTAGAATCTGCATGAAGTGAGTTTTTAATATCACTAGAAGGATTCCAAGTGGAAATAAAAACATCGGCCTTGAATCTATCCAATATTCTTCCCTTGATGTAAGGGTAAGTATCTCTTGCTTCCCTAATTTGTCCAGGAAGTAAAAGAGCTACTTTCATGAATACTTATAATTTTTTATATAATCTGAACAGATGCCATAACATCCGTTTACTGGATCACTATAAGATTCAGGTAAGACTGCTATACTTTTGCTAATGGGCTGATTTCCGGGAAACGCCCAAATAAATGACTTAGATGTAAGTGTTACTTTATCACTCTCATGCCAAAATACATTAAGCTCATCATATTCTTTAAGGTACACTAAAGCTGATATGTTTTTGCAATGAACCCAGAGTTTTTCTGCCCTCTGTAGCATCCACTCTAATGAAATTTTGGAATCTGGAACATCATGTCCTAGATAAATTGAAGAACCTGAAATCCATACATCAATTTCAACATCATACCCAAGATTAAGTGCCTCCTGAATGTAGTCTAATTTGTTTTCCCTCTCGGGTATCGGACCGTTTAAATTTCCTCTATGCGAGATCAGCTTCATCCTAAAATAATCTGTAATCCAAGTCCTTAGAAAAATCCCTTCTACCCCACTTTTCAATAGCGCAAAGGTACTCCTCACCTTCAAGCTCCCCGTTTATAGCTTGTTTCATTGCAAGACCACCAGCTCTCGTACCCATTGGGTGACCGTGCATTGCACCACCAACATTGGCCATCCAATCCACATTATGGATGGATTCAGTAATATATTCAACAAGACCCGGATGCATACCACAACTTAATGCAGGTACTATATTATAATGCCATAGAACATCAAGGGTATCCTTGATTTCTTGGTCGTCTTGATTCATGTAACCACCAATCATTCCAGCATGAATAGAATCAACACCAGACCAGCCAGCAATTTTGCAAATTACAGGCCAATAGATATGGAAGGGCGCTCTTTTGTCAGTAAAGAATTTATCACCGCTTTTTTGAAAATGTATCCAAAGATCGGGGTTCTGTTTTCTGATAGCACGATACACTCCCAGACCACTCCATACATTAATATGGATTCCATTTCCCCCGTGATCAGCAACGTATTTAGCTCTTTCTAAAGCATACGGACTATCACCATTTATACAAAAGCAATAAATGACATTCGGTGCATTTTCATTCAACCACTTTGTAATAACAGGCACACGCTCTTCAAGTGGGCAATGGCTTGGATTTCCTAAAAGCTCATCCTCTTTAATAAAGTTAACTCCTCCATATACCATTTCCTTTACAGCTTCCAGGAGAACTTCGGGGCTCATACCAACCTTTGGTTTTATTATTCCACCAAAAAAAGGTTTATCAATTACTTTATTAAACCTCCTAAAACCGTCTATCCCATAAGCAGGGGATAAGCAAAACTCATTTTCAATAATGTCTGGGAGTTTAATATCTAATATTTGACACCTTACTATTTCTTCAATATCAACCTGTCCACCTGCTATGTGACAAAGAATTTGGGATATCCCATCTTCCTCTAAATTAAGGTTAGCAAGGGGAAAGGCAACTGATATTTCGCCTTCTTTTATATTCAATAGATCCTCTTCCTTTGATAAAACAAAGCAACTATGATCTATAAACATCTGGTCTGTTTCCCAAACACTCCTATTATTTGGATTTCCTATGCTTTGTCCTATCGCAAGATCCCAAGCTGCATGCCTTAAGGATGTTTTGGCCTCCAAAAAATATTTCACAACAAAATATCTGTTGAGATCTAGAGATTCTGGTTTAGTAAATATACTTATCATTCAACAATAAATTTATCTCCAGGGATTGAAGGGGTCTTCACTATAAAAACCTCACAGTCTTCAAGGAATATCGGATCTGCTATCTCCCCTTTTCTAAGGATGAAAATGTCTCCAGCATTTAATTCAGTTCCCTGTATGGTCATTTTACCACTTCTTAGGAAATTTATTTCATCAGCTTCCTTGTGAAAATGTTTTGACCACTCCTCTCCTCTCAAATGCTTTTTATAACACACTTCGAAATCTTTGGTTACAAAGGCGGATGGTGAGAAGTTACCAGCATACCAGCCTCCTTTCATATCTTCAATTTTAAATATCTCCATTATTTTATAAGCTTTAAATAACTTTCCAAATCATCTGGGGTCCCTATAGGGAAGTGTAAGTTATAGAAGAAAGGGAGGATTTTCTTTCCCCTTTTTATAAGATAATTATAGGTTGGAGCAACATAGAATTCGTTGTTGTACCTATCATTGGACTGTATCATTTCAATGGATGATGAAACAAAATCAGATCCTGAAGACCAAAAGTGAAGACCATTTGTTGCTATATTGGAGATTACTATTTTTTCCTTCACATCGCAAACTTCACCGTTGGGATCTAGTTTTACATAACTATTCTTCTTTGATGAGGATAGAAAACAACCCAAAAGACCATCGCATCCAGTAACATCAGCAAAGGACAGAAGTGTCTCCAGGTCAAAATCTAATATAATCTGATCGCAGTTAATAACAATCAAAGGATCGTTATTATCTATAAGATCCTTTCCAACAAGTACAGTAGAAGCTGGTCCCTCAGTAAGTTTTGATACTGATAAAATGTTATAGTCGATATCCATATCAGAGATAGATTTTTCAAAATCACCCACTGGAAACATCTCCTCATTAACTATGAATATAAAATGAGCGCTTTCGTGATAAAGGTTTTTTATCACAGCTCTTATCATATACTCACCGTTTACGTCGATAAAAGGTTTGGGTTTCTCATACCCAGCATCAGCAAATCTTTTACCAGCACCACCTAACGGTATTAAAATATTAATCTTTTTTGCTAATCGAGTCATACAAAAACAAACATATCCAAGTTGCGTCAATGATATCGTCGAGAGGCTTGTTTACATTACCAGAACCAGTAATCCACTCTCCCTTATTTTCATCCAGTATACTAGTAAAGGATCCCAAGTTAGTTTCTGGAAACTCCCTCTCAATAAGAGAATTGTAGAGTTCGTGTTTTTTTGCATTTCCTTTATACGCAAATTTTTTGACAGAGGTTGGTGAATAAACATAGAAGTTTTCGCTTCCTGTGTGATCAACAATCTTTTTTCTGAGAAGAGCGGTAGCCATCGAAATATCAATAAGTGCATTGCCATTAGAAGCAAAACTTAAGCCCTCCATAGCAACAATAATGTCATCACCTGCACAAATGCTTTCAATCTCTACCCAGAACTCATCAACAAGTTGCTGGAAATAATCTATCTTTATTCTTTCCCTTTCCGAATACTCCTCTGGCATTTTATCCTTACCCATAAACATAAGAACATAATGGTCTGCCCCAGATTCTGAAAGTATGTGATAAGGTTTCTTTGTATTTTTCTTAAGAGATTCCTCTGTTCTATCACTCCGGGTTAAAGATCCCCAGGTAAACTCATTTTCTCTCAAAATACAAAATGCGGGTGAATTAAGCGAAAAGTCTATTCCGACTAATGTTTTCAAATTATAACTGTTTAAAGATACACACTATATATCAACATAAAAAAGCCTCCCACTAAGGAAGGCTATTAATTGAAAGCGAATCTATAAATTATCTGTTTTAGGAGACTTGATATACGCGGATCACTATATAATCACCTGCACTAAGAGAATCTAAAACAGTTTTCCAGTAAGTAGCAGAGGCTGGATCATCTGCGTTTAAAAGCTGGGCATCTGCCAAATTAGCAGTCCATCCAGAACTCGTCTTGTATTGGCTGTTTGAGCAATCTTGTATATGAAAATATGATGTTGTAGCCATTTATTACATCGAAGGCTTTACAACCTCACCTTTTTTTCCTGTATAGTTGTAATCGTTAATAAGCTTATCGTAACACTTCTTCATTTGATCATCAGTCAAGCAGCTAACGATGTCATTCAAAACTCTTTGATCGTTGCCAGAAGCAGCTACCAAAAGGTCCTTCATATGTTGTTTTAAATCGTCTTCGCCATACATTGGCTGACCGTATTTCATTTCGTTGATCTTAGTTAAATCTGAGAACTTTTTCATGTCTTAGTATTTTTTGTATTTTATATATCCTATCTTTCCCTACCAATTTCAAGATCAAGTCCAAGATAGTTACATCTAAAGCCAACATTGAATGTGTAAACTGATGGGCTGTTTTGGGTGTAATTAAGGTTTAGCTCTGAAAAAGATGTAAGGGTAACTTCCTTGAACATAACTGTTGTTAATATGTTCCCCTCATTATCCAGAGTTCTCAAAGGCAAGTTTTGAATATACGTGCCTGGGTTTTTAAAGTCCAGGTAGTCAAGTACTGTCTCGAGCATTATAAAGTAATTTACAAATCCCTCTGCTATTCTAAATGAAATTTGAAATTCCCTGTTAAACAAATCCTGAACAGGGGTAGCACTTTGGTAAGTAATTCTCTTACCCAGATTTCTAACTTGCTCCGAAGAATCCATATTCATAGACGGAAATGTAACACTTTGTATTGTGCTATTCATATAAGAAGTAAGCGTGTCATATGGTGTTGGCTGCTTCTTTAAATAGTCAATATATTTTTGGTGCACTTTCTCAGGAAAAAAGCCCTTAGGGAAAACGAAGTAAAAACTATTTGCTCTTGCGTTTAATATAGCCATTTATACAAATCTTTTATTATACTATAAACGTCTTGCTGGTGGCGGAAATTGGGGTCCCTTGTTTGGATTACCGCTATCGTTGCCAGTTTGATTTGAGTTAGATCCTTTGTTTGACCCGCTTCCACCATTAGTCCTTCCTGAGGACGTATTACCATAACCTGAAAGGACTTCATATTGCTCATTGCTGAAAATACCGGCAACCGCTTGCTGGAATTCCTCTTTACCAATTCCGTTATAAAGTTTATATCCAGCTCCTGATGGATCTAAGAAATAAGCAAGAATATCCGAAGTACTCCAGCTTAGACTGATCTTACCCTGAACATCAGAAGCAATTGCACCTCTTCGTTGAGAAGGACTTAAATTTGATCCACCTAGATTTCTACCACCAGGCCTAAAAGGTCTTCTTAAACCAGGCGTTCCTGTTTGATCGTTATCTCCACCTCTTGATCCAAACCTTTGCCAAGAACTTATATTTCTGGTTCTAATATTAGGAAATAGTCTAGGAAATAGATCAAACAATCTGTTTGAATTCTCTTCTTGGGGTTGTACATCTATCAGGGTATTTGTTTCTTTTGCTACCGTTTCGCCTTCAGCTATCCAATTTCCCCAATACAAAACTGAAGATGAATTAGAGGAAATCCTTGCAGTCCTGACCCCTCGGGTAGTAGCATTAGTTGCTTTAACCTGTGCTCCTATATCCGTGATAGAATCGTTCAATGAAAAAGGGCCGGAAGAAAGCTCTCTGTTAGTTACTTTAACATGTGCTCCTATATCCGTAATAGAATCGTTCAATGAAAAAGATCTGGAAGAAAGCTTTCTGGAGGTAGCTTTCAACCTAGAAACTCCAGCTTCTTCTAGTCTTGTTGATGTTTGCTCAACAGGTCTATTCGAGATGTAAAATTTCTTATTATTAAACTGAAGAATCTTGGTAGATAGCGTTTCGTCTATTTTGAAAGCAAGCTCACCTTTAGCAGGCTTAGCAATGTTATTGTCCACTATCGAAGGAGCACTAACCTTCTTATTTTGATTATCAACAAATACCATTGAATATTCTCCGGACGAGGATAGGTCTATGTTTTTTGTAGTTCCATCTCCTGCTTTCTGGAAAAATGTAAACTTATAATAGTTATCAAAAGGGCTGATTTCGATGTAAGCCTTACCAACACCAAATGCAATAGATGCACTAGCTGTATCCTGATTGCCTGTATCCTCCCTCAATGTAGTTCCACTTACTTTCAGATTTGTTAAAGAGGTGTTAACTAAAGTTCTGTCAATGAAAACATTAGAGAATTTGGTGATTTCTTTCGGCTTTGGCCGGTTTGAAACCATGGAAATATTTGGTCCAGCAGTTACTTTGTTGTATATTTTTTGTTGTTGCGGAAGAACCTGGAGTTGCAAAGGTTGTATCTCTGCACCATACCTACTAACATCATTTGATGTGTAAGTTGCTATACGTATAAGTCTTGATTGATCCTTATTATTAACCAATGTCATTGTATATCTTAGTGTAAACGAGGATGCTATAGAAGAATATCTAACTATCGGTCTAAGTAAGTTAGGTACGTCATAAGCTGTAGTCTGGTTATTTGTAAAATTCGACGTATTAAGTAATGCTCCACCAACCTGTTCCAGGGTCTCGATGGTATGTTGTATGTAATAGCTGTTTCCTATCGAATTTTGGAATAATATGAAGTCCTCAGGGAATCCGCCATTATCCGTTGCAAAATATTCGAAATAATCCCCCTGGTCAGAAGGTGCAATATAAGCTCCTATGTTTTTGAATGGATCCGTTGACTCCAATGAAAGAGCTGCTAAAAGATCTACCCCATAAGTGTTATAGCCATTTGTTTTGGTAGTACTAAGGATTTGATAAGCTTTAATCCTCATAGGAGCAGCTGTTTGATATCCTCTGCCGCTTTTGCTAGTTAATGCTGCAAGAGTTTTGCTCTTATTAGCACCAGAAGCAGCTCCATACTTATTGTTCATGTCAACAAGACTAGGAATTTTCACTTCGTAGTACTTATCAAAGATATTAGATCCAATTGTAACAGGATTGGGATTTAAAGCATATGTTTGTGCAGATCCTTTAGAAAGCTTTATCTGAGAGAAGGTAACATAAGATCCATTTACATCTAAATATTGTACCTGGAGTACCAAGCCATCTATATTATCAAGGTTATATCCCGCCAGTACATGATATCTTATAGAATCATAGATTACACTTATGTTAGACGGAAATATTATGGCCAGATTAGAAGTAGGGGTAAGTTCTGAATTAAAATCGTTGTAAGGAACTATCAAACCAGGATCCAAAGTGATAAAGGTGTTGGAGTTTGTTTGGACAACACTATTATTTCTTGTATTCTGAGTGGTTGATTGGTCCTGATCCAAATTCATAATTTGGATGTCGTTAGAGGGTTGTCCGTTATCATCCTCAAGAACACCATTTACCAACTTGTTAAATCCAATAGCAGGGGATCCGTTATTTACAAAGTATGATTCCGGATTAGGCTGGTCAGCATATCGGTACTCCATAACTAAATATGGAGCTAACTGTACAAATTTTGATGTTGTTGAAAATGCCATTTTTATATTTCTTTATTTACCAAACTGCAAGAATTTTGGGGAATAGTAGAGGCCAACTCCAATAACTGGCCCAGCTTGATATCCGTTTGTAGTCAAAGACATGCCATAACCTACACCAACTCCAATTCCAAAGGGTTTTCTTGCACCCCTTAATGCTTTACGTGTACCTGGATCATCCACCATATCTAATGCCTGTATATCATTGAATGAAATACCAGGGAAAGATGTTGAGGCCCTAACAAAAAGTCTATCAGTTTTGGGATCCCTATATAAACCAGTTATTAAGTCTATTTTTTGCTCAATTGTCATATTTACTGACCCAGGATTTATTAGGGTAAGTTCTTGTCCGTCCAGCACTGTATCGATAATTGTGTATGGCAGTCTCCCACTAACCAATAGTCGGTTAGTTCCAGGAAGTGTTGGATTATAGGTGAATCCTAAATAACTAGTGTCCTTGCCTATCTCATTTTCAACCGGGACAATTATTGTCGTGTCCCTATAAACCACCTGTGTCTCAATAACAACACCCGGCTTTTTGTTCTTCGCTAATTCTAGTTTCTTAATAAGTGATTCCTGCTCCTCCGAAAGTTCGTTATACTTAAGCTGAAAAGCAGATTTTTCAGCAAGGACATTTCCAAGTTTAGATTCAACGTCTCTTACACTATCTTGTTGAGCCAAGAAGTTGTTCATGTTACGTTCAGCTTCCCTCTTAGCATCTTTAGAAATACCACATTGCCTAAAAAGCAAAAAAGCCATTATCACTACAGCGACAATGGGGGTAATCTTGTTGTTTAGTAAATCTTTAACCTTGGGTAAAATAGGTATCATTTCATATAAATTAATTTAAACGGATCTAATGTTCCATCCCCGTATTTTTCTTTAAGCAATTCCATAAAAAGAGACTCTTTATCCCTAAGGTCTTCCAATTCTTTAACTAAAGAACCCGCTTTTACGTGCAAAGAATCCATTTCCTCTTGCACAGACTCTATTTCAGAGCGTACTTCAGAAAACCTGGATTTCAGGTAATTTGCTGTTTCTTTTTCTTTCTTTGTTAAATCCATCTTATCTGTATTTATCCTGATTTAGTAACTTAGTTAAAATCCTCCAAAGACTCCACCACCCCCTCCAGGTCCACTGCCTGTATCAACAGCAAGCGTGTATGTAATCCATCCACACTTGTAATTATCGTCAGAGAACGCCTGGTAATGTAATCTTTCACTTACTGTTGATGGGAAAAATGTAATCCTGATGTGCTGACAACCAGCTGTTCCAGCACCATTATCACTGATATAAACTTTTGCTGGTGACCCAACTCCTGATGCCTGAACAATTCTGATGCCACCAAAGGAATAGTTTGTACTATTCAGGAAGAAGTCGAAGGTTCTTGATTCAACCCCACCACCGAAAGTTTCGGTAACCCAAGAAAAATTGTTTCCCAATGAAAGTAAAACCCTATCTGGATTAGAACCTACAGCCGGACTTCCTGAAGGTGGTGGTGTAATCACACAGACGTCGTTTGTTGGGCTTCCACCTAAGACATAACTATCTGTCCCATCAGATAAAAAGTTTACAGAACTTGTGGTTATACCCTTTACTATTTTAAGCCCAGTAGCACCAACTGATCCGAAGGTAAATCTGTTTTGCCTACTGGCTGTGATAAGACTCTGATCGGTAGTGTTTAATATCTGAAGAAAATCGTCAGCTGTTTCGCTGGCTGACTGTAACTTCACACCGTCGCCAGAACCAGAAAGACTTGCCAAAGGAATATAAGGTGTGACCGGAGCAGCAATATAGCCTGTTCCGCCTGGGATTGAAATAGTAACATTGAAATCTGATGAACTTAAATTCACCAAACTAGAGGTAAAACTTAGGGATGATGAAGTAGAGATAGCAAAAGCTCCACTGGTTCCAGTGGCTGCAGTAAACGTTGTAGTACTTTGCGAAGAACCAACTACGCTGCTAGTTGTCGATGACAAGGACATAGTTCCACCGGTAGCAGAATATGTTGACGAAATCCCACTTTGTAATCTTATTTCATCAGGAAAATGCCATCTGTGGTTGTATGAGGCACCAGTTTGGGTCCACTTAAAAGAAACTATGTTTCCGGGAGATTGTGTTAAAAAAGTCTTTGCGAACCCAACAATCGGGAAATCTGCAGTTTGAGAAGTATCAGTAGAAACCATCACTTTAGAAAAGTTAGGATTCATTGATGATGTAGCACCAACAGCATCAGAAAGCACCAGATCCTTGTTGCTTTGGTCACCATTTATATAAATAGCATTGTTTGAAGATGCGTTACCAGGACCAGAGATGCCAGTAATCGTTGAAAACACACCAGAAGATAAAAGAGTTTGCCCGCTGTCTATCCAAGAACCAGATGTGTATTTGTAAACCTGCTGACCTCCAGTAACCCCTATATTAATCCAAATGTCACCCTCTTGGGAAACTGAAGAAATAGGCTCGGTTGTGGAAAAGAACCACTCAGCAGCTCTTTCACCTGTTGCTCCTGGAATTCCATCCCTTCCTGCCTGGCCTCTTATTCCAGTAGCTCCAACGTTACCTAATGGACCTTTCTCACCAACGCCATTGAAGAAGACCTCATAAAAATTATGATTGATCTTATTAAGGATTGTGTCCTTATCATCACCAGGTAATATGTATTTTGTATTAAAGTCTGCCATTTCTTAAATTAGAATAGAGTTCCACATTCACCCGAACATGTCGAATAATAGCACTTATATGTCGAACCTATCTTCATATGAGTAACCTCTACCATGCTAGCCGGTGTACTAAATTCGGTAAATGATGAAGGTGGTCCCCCCTGAAACTGCGCAATACCATTAATGAGTTTTCCATTGGCAGCATAATAATTCAAGGTAATAGATTCGTTATTAGAAAGCCATTCCCCCCAATTGGTTGCATTATTAGTAACATTGTCTATGTATATTACACGCTTATTGGATGTTGTCCAATTAGCATACATATTGTTACCAGGTCCAAAGTCATATATCGTAACAAATGAACTGTGTGTACCGGAAACTGGTCCATAACACCAAAGATCACAATTAACTCCCAAGGGGGATAAAGTGGACGTTAAACTACGACCAGTACCAGAGGGACCATCATCCGACGGAGTACTACTAGCAGTATTATTTGTAGCATTAACTTGCCTTTGAAATTTAACTTTACCATCATTTCTAACACTAAATCTCTCCGTGTTTGCGCTTAGAAGCCTCAACAGATAATAAGAAGTACTTGTGGATGTTGATTGTACTTTAAGCGTGTCACCACTTCCGTTGCTTAAAAGACTTAAAAGAGGTGATTGAGAAGTAACTCCACTAATAGTTAATGGCACGTTCAAAGCTAATAACGAAGAAGTTAAATTAAACTTTTGAGAAGCAAAAGTCATCAAAGAGGTTCCAGAATTAAATGACATTGCACCGGTAGAGGTAAAAGTCATTTGATCGCCAGAGGTAATATTGAGACCACCATTTCCCAAAAGATTTAAAGTTGAAGATGTCGATTGTATGGACATACTTCCACCAGATCTCACCTCGAGATCATCCTGGGGAACCGAAAAAAGCAAATCATAATTGCTACCAGATGGATCTATCCACCTAAACTGTGGGTGTCTGTTATAATCGGCAGGAGTTCCAATTCCACTAACGTTAGTTTTTGAAAACTCCATTATAGGGTAATCGTTGCTACCATTTGAGGAGATCAGAAACTTAGCGTATGTTGGGTTTATTGTTGATGTAGCTGCAGCGGAATCACTGATAACAAGAGTATTTAGCTCCGGAAAGGGGCTGCTTATAACAATAGCATTTTTGTTACCTGTTGGACCAGAAACTCCAGATACTAGTTCAAAAACCTCAGAGGCTTTTAGGTTTTGCCCGCTATCGACCCACCCGGAATCTGTATATTCAAATATCGAATTATTTGCAAGAGTTTGTACCCAGTAATCACCAACTCTGATAGGGTCGCTAGAACCTCCAGTTGGCTCTGCACCCTGTACAAACCACTTAGTACCGCGAAGACCTTCCTGACCAGGATCACCTTTAGGTCCAGCAGGTCCAATTGCTCCCTGTTCTCCTTGTTCACCTTGTTCACCTTGCGGTCCACCCCCAGCTAAAACAACAGAATCAAAGTTAGCATTAACCTTTTCTCTAATCGTCTCCTGAGAATCTCCAGCATTCAGGGCTTGTATGTTTAGATTTGGCATTTTATTATTTTATCTTTGTTTATATATTCTAAGGTTCCAATCCCCTATATTTTTTCAATCTGGAAATTAAACGTGGTTGAATAATTCTTACCAGATTCTAAAGGCAATTCAAACGTATATGATAATGCGTTTCTTTTCGTAAGTTTGTAGTTTGGTTCTAAGTTATATGAATATCTTATTCTATCTGGGCTAGTTAAGTCACCCCTTAGGAGTAATTCTGTTGAAGTTAAATTGGTACCAGTTTTCTTAACAAATAGATCGAAGGTGATGCCCTGGTAAATAGGTACCACGTTTTTATCAATATATGTCTTGATATCATCGTTGATATTTTCAGGATCCCCTACCCCAAATTCGCTAATTATATTTTCAACAAACACATTACTAATACCAGCATTTAAAAGATATCTCCTAAGAATTCTGTCTAACCTAATAGATCCATAAAGAGTATTAGTTCTCTCGTCCTTTTGCCAGAAAACTTCTACGTCCGGGAAAATACCTTCATCAAAACTAGGAAGATCTAAGTTGGAAAGAACTGTACCCAATTGGCCTATTCCAGTGTTCGACGTTTGAGGGGTAATACTCTGGATAGCACTAAGGGCTTTTTTAGCAGCCAAGTTTATTTTTTGTATATCAGTTTCGCCAGTTGTTCTATTAACCTCCAAAGTTATAAATGTATAGGTAGTTATAGTATAAGGCGTCTGCATCATTTTAGAACCAAAGAAAGATTTGTTCTCTCTCATGGATCTTGTTCCAGCTACTGGAGAATTTTGAGTTGCAGAGGTGTAAAGGTTAAAGTATCCAGGATCCCACGTTGAAAGAAATATGGATAAGTCCTTTTTGGCTATTGGTGTTTCCCCAACAAGTGGATATACTGCACCAAGAGGCAAATTAGCAGACTTCTCTAGAATATTTTTTCCTAAAGAAACCTTACTGTAGTTAAGGTTGGCTATTTTACCAAAGCCAATTTTACTTGGAGCAAATGTACAGTTCCTATAAACCAAGTCAGCGGAAGGATATCCGGTTATGGTATCCGTTTTATCATTTTTAAACCTCATCACTTTTTTGAATAAAGGCTCGTATTTTCCAGCATATCTTAAAATATCAGCAGCATATGTTAACCCGCCAACATTAATCTGGTAACCGGTAGGCTCATTCTGCCCAAGTGTTTGTGGTCCTGAATAATCTGCTACTGGGAATGTCCCATTTGGTCTATATAGGGCAGTTGGTTGCTGCATATAAATCTGGAAATAATCACTTCTTACCTCCGTAGATTGTGTATCTTCATTCCAGGAATAAGTTTTATACTTAACAAAAGGACTCTCGTTGTTTACCCTATCTGATATCTGAGAAAGTGAAATCCTTCTCATTATAAAATCAAAGTATTTTTCGCCACCTTCTATCTGGAAAACTGGATTACCCGCATAAGCACTTCTAGGTCCAACAGGTACCGTTACAGGTGAGGAGAAAGCGAAGGGTATAGTAAAAGTATAGTTTGTATCGACTGGACCAAAAGAAACGAGATTGTTCGATCTGCCAACCGGCCACGGATATGTTGATGCTATTGCAGGAACACTGAAGCTACCTTTACCGGTTGGGGAAAGAGTTGCCTTCGCACCAGTCGGATAAATTGTATTTATTTCCTCCCTTAGATCCGTGTCATACTCAGAATTCGTTATTGTGTAGATAAAACCAGGATTGGTAAATTGTGTTACAGAACTACCAGAAACCATTGACAGGTTTAGGGCAGTACTTAGTTTTATGTCATCAATCTCATAAAGCGGCGAACCGGTTGCTCCAGTTGAACCGGTAGCACCAACACCAGCATCTTTTTTCTTATCGCTTAGGCTATAAAGCAAGGTATAATCTACATAAGGAGTGCCTCCAGTTCCTCCAGTGTATCCAAGAGGCAAAGCCCTATAATCTTTAATTACAATGCTGCACACAAAGAGAATGCATTTTTGTTGTGTATTTTCTATAAATTCATAGGAAACTGGGGGTTGGATAGTGTTACTAGTTTCTGGAACTACTCTCAAGATGGAAGCAAACTTATAATCTTGGAAACCTCTAAAATTGGGAACGTATTTTTCAAGATCACTTTGTGGATTAGCAACAGTACTTCTTCTTCTCAAAGAAACCTTTGCACCTCTAAAAACAGTATCATAAAATCCGGTAGACTGGTTGTACGTAAAAGGAGTAAACAGCTCCTTCGTAGTATTACTGGAAATATTATAAGGGCTAGGATAATCTAAAGGATCTACAGTAAAGAAATTAGAGAAGTAAAGACTATCGTTTGGATCTGCGCTTCTTACCTTAGAAATATCTATTTTTCCAGGGAGATAATTATTTTGGCTTTCAATACTATCTGATGGGTACCCGTCAGGAACACCCTCTAAAAGCATCCACTCGTGTGTGAGATACATTGGATCTGGTATCTCCTTCTGAAAACTTGGAGAAAAATTGGTAGGACTGAAAGCCGCAGATGCATTAAGTCTATAAGCATTTCCCCTTGCATCAGTACCTCCAAAATACCCCCATTTATTAATGAAAGGAACTATCTTAGATCTATTAGCCCTAGATGTTGTATAATTTTCTTCCAGGTATTCATACTCAGTATCTAACTTACCATATTGGAATAAAAATTGCTTAGTATTGGATTGAGATACCGATTGGGTTTCGTTTATGGACTGTATTCCATAAAATCCATCAAAGGAATCCAAATTTTCCTCGAATTTAATTGACTTTTGGTTGTATATTTCATTTGCATCCTTCCATCCAATTTGAGTAAATATAGCAGGAACTACAATAGATTCTACGCTAGTGGTTGTGGATGCTATATCCTCAAAATAGCTCACCGAGGTGCCAATAAATGCACCGCCAGCGGAAATAGTTCTCTCAGTTCCAGTGCCTATATCAACTCGGATTTCCCCGCTCTGAACAAAGTATTTAACACCCTGCTTAATTTGTCCATTGGTTTCAGGTAAAAGCTGAAAGTACCTATGGAATTCTTGTGTAGGGGTTTCCCCATAGTTTGATGACCAAAAATCAAAATCAAAATCCTTTATATCAAAGAAAGAAAATACCCCCGTTGAAACTTTGGGCATCTCATATAAGTTAAAAGACTGACTTGTTCCAAGGTTTATTTTTGCTTTTTGATCCTTGAGGTTAGCAACCAAAAGCTCCTCATACCCTCTGAACCCAGTGACCTTACCATTAGCATCTAATACTGGATCATCTACATACCTTGTAACACTCTCTACCATAGAGACACCACCAGTAATTCCGCTTCCTGAGGTAACCTCAATATATGTTCCAGGTTCTACTTTGTTAATTTCTTTAATATCAAATGAAACCCTAGATAGCGGGTAGTCAGTTCCGCCGCTAAAAGTAGTTATGCCATTAATTTCCGTTGCATCCACACCAGCTATACTAATAAGTCCACTGGTAGTAAATGTTGAGTATGAATTCCAGTTGGAGGTGTCAAGAGAAGGATCTATATTTTCAGAACCTGGTGTTGCAGCTGGAATGTTATTTAGTGCTTCATAGTAAAGATTACTACTTACAACTATATCGCCGGCGGAATATCCAGAAGTGTTATTCCATACACCAACATATGAGGATTCAAACAATTGATAGTCTTCATAAACTGCTAATCTATATTCGGAATTTACCTTACTACCGCTTGCTTTAACCTTTATAACTGAGGTGGACTGTACTGGTGCACTATTCCAAACAACGTCACTTATTGATGTAATACAATCACAGAATGCAGATGCAACATCATTTGTTGTCCCGTCGATAGCATTAAAAAAGTGCTCATTGCCAATGTTATATGAGGATCCACTATTCCACCCAACAAGAGTTCCTGCAAATTCCCCGCTTTTTATAAAATCATATCTACCAGCGGATTCAGATCTTGTGCCATTTGGCCAAAAAAGCTTAAAAACAATTTCATTGTCAAGCGGTTCTGTTTTCAAGAACTTAACTCCAATATTTGGATTTCCTTTAGAATTAGGTAAGGTACCTTTTATGGAACCTATCTTATCACCATAACCAGTAAAGTTCTGGAGATTAACAGACTGATTACCAATAACAATAGACCCTGTACTCAAACTAGTATTTCCAGTTACGCCAAAGTAACTACCATTGTAAGGACCATATTTTGCATATTCTGGAGTGTTGTTTAACCAGGTCTTAGTATTTGAATCATAATTTTCATATCTTTTGAGTGAATAAAAATTATCGCTTTTATCAGTAATATAATATAGTTTCTGAGGATCGTTTACGTTAGTGTCATATGATCCTGGTACCCAGCCTGAAGCACTTTCGTAAAATAATCTAACCCCACCTGTACTACTTTGGAAATTTGGTTTGTTGTCCTCATAGTGGCCAACATTATTTCTTGATGGTTTTGGTAAGTTAAGGTTAAAAGGACTGTTTTTAAAGCCATAGAAATAGTCACCATTCAAAAAGAATTCACCAAGATCATTTTTCGAAACATAAAATCCAAAATATCTGTTAATCGTATATAAGCTAGAATCAGGATCATTGAAAAGGAATTCCATATTGAGAACGTTCGAACACACAACGCCGTTTCTTTGGAATCCGTCAGTTACGTAGTTTTCAAAGTCAGATTGAATGGAAGATCCAGGACTAACAAGATAATCATAAAGTAACTCGCCCCTCTGTGTGAATACACCATCTTTTAAACCAGCTCCATTGTAATAGGTGTAAGTGTTTTGTTGGAACGAAAAGTCAATCGGGGATTGCTTATAATTTTTGTCATTAACAATGCCTCTAATGTATTTTCCTATTTGGGTTTCTGACCTAAGGTCAAATGTTGCAATAACGCTGGCATTTGGTAAGACTTTGCTATTGAAAAAAGTATCTACGTCATCAACCTGTGGTTGAAATTTCAGTTCATTCATTTCAACTACCTTACCAGTTCCACTTACTATCCTGTAGGTGTTAAAAAGATCTAATCCAGTAAAAATATCGTCAGCAGAATAAAATATGTCCTGACCACTATTATCTTTGCCATAGGCAATTTTAAAGTCTTCTGTAGAATTTGGATCCTGTATTAACTTGTAGCTAATGTTGGTTCTTATTGAAGTAACATTAGTGGTGTAAGGATAGCTTACAGGATCGGGAACCTTAAATATCACAAAAAATTCAGGGAGCTCGTCCCTTAACCATAACGGCTGGAAAAATCTAAAATTCTCAGTGTAATTCTTATCTATTAGGGTAGATGCCCCGCTACCATAAAAGAAATCATACTGAAACTCAAAATCCTCCTGTGCCTTTGAACTACCGTCGGTAAATTCACCAACCTGGAAAATCAAGTCGTTTGGTACAGTGCCTTTATCAAAGAAGTTATAAAGATCAGTTGCGTAAGAATCCTTTCCAGTTACCTGAAACTTTTTAAACCTCTGGGAGCTAAGGGTTGGATTAGCATTAAAAGAATTTAGCCAAACACCACCAGAAGAATCGAGGGACACTTTTACATTTCCAGTAAGTTTAGGGTTAGTTCTAAGTAGTCCAAATGATGAATTGTAATCGAATAATTTTGGTGCAGCCATCTATATTTTTATTCCTTTATTCTTAATCACACATTCCTAGTCGTCGACGAGAAGTTAGGTGCTGAAAGAGTATCATTTTTGTATTTACCAGTAACCTGAACATCGAAGGAGAATGGGCTCTGATTTCTAACCTGTATATCTATCCCGACTTTTTTAGTGTATGTAACGTTGGTTGGGTTTCCATCAGATCTAAATCCACCAATATATCCTAACTTATCGTTTGCCCTAAATTGGAATATTAAAGGAATGTTTATAGCATTTGAATCACCATTCTTAACAAACTTTGAAGCCAATTGTGTTGAACCCTCAACTTGAATAGATGAAGCCGTAGGTGGACCTAGGAAAAGATAAGAGCCACAAGTATACCTTCCGACCAAATATTCATCATTAACTGTAAATCCTAATTTATTCGGGTACATATCATCCTCTCTGGAAGCAGTAGCTCCCTGTACAAAATCAACACTTACCTGTTGGTAGGAAAGTTGTTTGTAGTTATCTTGGACGTTTGTATCCATATAGAAATAATCAGAGTGCCTGAAATATGGATAAACTACCACTCCTCCAGAAAAGTCAGGCTTAACTAAACTAGTAAATGATAGGCCAGTAGATAGATCAGGGTGATCTTTGTGGATACAGAATTCGCTAAGTGTACCGTTACCAACACCACTGTAGCTTCCAGTAGCACCCGTAAGCACACCACTCCAAATATTAGCGTTTACACCAGAAGCTGTTGGTACTGAAGAATTTGTTGGATCGTATGGTAATAACTGACTTCCGTTTCTTGGAAGTCCGCTTGAATCACCAGCATATGAATACGATCCGGAAAAAGCTGAATTAACAACATATAAATCAACATCAAGACCAACTGATTTCCACCTCGGATAAATAAATTGGCTGTTAGAGTTTCCGGAAGCATATGGGGGTGCTTGTCTAAACTCTTTGAATGAATTATCGTTAGCACCACCGGTAGATCCAACGGGGATAATATCAGAAGTTGTTAAAGATGTAATGGATATTGGAATTTCACCATACCTAAGATTAGTTGAATACCCGTCTGGCAATGAGTAAGTAGAGCTTGTTCCAGCTAATGTGGTTAAGCCTCCAGGTAAAATAGAAGCTAACTCGAGCATACCTGCCGATGTATTACTCACCTTTATCTCGTAAACTGTGGATGCTATTTTACCTGCATCACTTGTGGCAGCATTAGCGTAAATTTGGTTAAAATATCCAGCATTTAGATTTATTGTAGATCCATTAGCAACCAATTGGGTATTTGTGCCATCTACAATATAAACCTCCAGTATACCTGTTGCATTTTCTACTGTTGCTTTTAAGGAATTAAGCTGATCTTGTAATTCGGTGAGCTTTTGGAAAAGATCCAAAGGATTTCCCGCAGAATCATAATATCCGCTCATTATGGAATTTGTCCCGAGATAAAATGTCTTTTGACCAGTGACTACCTGTTGGCTTAGCAAGCCATCAATACCTTTAGAAGCTAGATCCTGCTGTATTGCAAGGATAGCCTCGTCTTTTAAATTAGTACTTACGCTCTCAGCTGTACTCTGTGTAGAAAGATCGTCAGGGAAGGTAACTACTACAGGATCTGAGAATTCAGAAGTAACCGGATTGTCTGGCCAGCCAGCTTCAGAAACAGATTTGATTCTAATCTCAACCCTTTCACCCTTGGTAATCGGTATATCAAGCTGATTAATATTAGTTGCATCAGCATTATCTGTATCCTCTGGTGCCCAAACATAAGTACCAGTATTTGGGTCATAAACCTTTTTCCTGAGCTCCGATTTTATTTCAATCCAATTTGAGAATGCACCACTTTTTTCTTGTCCATTCTCATCAATATATCCTATTTGCTGTACAGCCGGAGCAGCCCCTGCTTCTGATAAATATCTATACTGTATAATAAACTGTACAACGCTTTGATCTCCAGTGATTGAACTGTTTTTTGGAAATGGTATGGGCCAAAAACCTCTTACTCTATATTTTGGCTCGACCTTAAGTTGAGTGTTTGTTTCTGATATTGTTGTAATATCATTTACAACAGAAGACAAAAGTTGCTGCTTCTGGACCCTTTGTTGCGTTAAAGAATTCAAAGAAGCCAAAACAGCACTTGAATTTTGGCTATCCGATTGAACCGATGTTGATACAGCACTTGATAACGAAGCAGGCAAAACACTTGTCGAAGAAACCGAATTTAGATCAGTTCTAGTTTTTGAAATTGAATTATCTAGCTGTTGTATTTCAGATTGCAAGGTTGATTTCAATGAAACCTTATCGTTCAGTGTTTGTACATCAGTTCCCTCTGTTAGTTGTGTATTAACTTGGACAACCTTAAAATTAGAAGAAGAAACTTCAGGTACCTCCGGAACTAATCCATTGATTGCATTTACTTTTTTCTCCTTTGCCATCCCAAGGAAAATCTGTCCGAGATCAGCAACAGAAGTTAAGTAAAATTGTTCAAGGGTTTGTACACCAGCATCAGTATTTACGGTTAATTCGTTGCTAAACAAAACTACTCCAGTCGACCAGGTAGAACCAACAACGTTATAATTGTCATCTATCTGCTTAAAGAAAATTCCTTGCCTTTCATCAAATCCTACATTTACCTCAATTAATCTTGGGGTAAGCTGATTTGATTCAAGGGTGAGCTGATTATCACCAATTTGTACTGGCTGGTAACCCGAACTTCTTTTTAGCTGAACTGAGGTTTCCTCAACATTTACACTGGTTATGGTGTACCTAGTTCCGTCGGGGGTTAATAAGGTGTCACCTTTTGATAAGGTTCTACCGTCGGTGACGTTTGAAGCTGTATCTGTATAATTTACACCATCAAGTTTATAGTTTCTCCTAGTTTCCTGAACTTGATTACCATTAGAATCCGTAATTGTAACCACATCATCATAGAAAGATAAAACACCGAATGTACCTTTATTTCTAATAGATCTAAGTGGCAAATCGATAGTATCTTCATCAACAAAATAGTCAATACCAGCATCTTCAAGGTTATCAATATAATCTTGCTCAGTAAGATCGTTCCTTCCTTTGAGGTTATTATCAAAATAGGCTTTTTTCTCGTCAGTGTTAGTGTTGGCAATTATTCTTTTTACCCTTACCCTGTCAGCATCATCTGCTACCTGTCCCGTAACATCAATTGAAATATAAAGAAGTGGACTTAAAAAACTTTCAAAAAACCAATTATCCCTAGTGGCAAAAGTACTTGGGACCTGGAGATTAGTAAGTTGGGCTGGGTCCCTTAATGGTTCCGCTCGGTAAACTTGGCTGTAAGTACCATCTGGGTTTCTAACAGTAGCAAAGTTATCCCCTAAACCTGCAAGGGACTGGATGTTGGAATCCAATCTTTCGATTTCGCTCCTTAGGTAACCATATGCTGGAATACTAGAGAAAGATGGCAAACCATTTTCGTCAAGCAGCTCAATTTGAACATTTTCGTTCGTTGAGGTTGCTACCTCGTTAAGACCGTTGATTATCTCTAGAGAATTTTTCTGCAGTCTTAAGAACTGAGCTACTAGAGAACTTATTGAATTTTGTGTTGATGCCATTTTATTTTATAAAATTTTACCCATTATTTGTTAAGCTTTTTCCAACTATATCAGCTTGGAATACTAAGTTTTCGTTGTCAATACAAACTATCTCAATTACTGGCATATAGTCATATGAGGATATGTCAGAGTCAACCAAAGAGATGATAGTGTCCGAATAAGCAACTCCGCTTGGATTGTCAATAGGATATTTTCCAACTGCATTAGTTAGGAAATTTATCGTAAAGTCGCCAGGAATTATCTGATCACCAAAGCTAAATTTGAATGCCTGTCCCTTTTTCCAATTAACAACCGAATCATCTATCCTTATTGTAAGGTCTGAAGTAAGACTTATCGGTGTACCGTCATTAATGTGCTTAACATAATTTCCAAATGTTCTAAGACCTATAACATTCTGAGAATTGTTTTGGAGTGATATTGTTCCATTACCTTGGCCAAGATTAAATTCCTGGTTGTTATTTTCGATAATTACCTGATTCGGAATTGATCTATCTACTATTACTCCAGATCCTTGCTTAATAGTGTCTAGGTTGTATGAGATCTCAACCGAAGTTTCATTATTGACGATAGCACGAATTAGTTCATAATTCTGAGTTATCAATCCCATTACGGCCTGTGTGTTATTAAATAAAGCTTGATTAGCTGCGTAAGAGCTTTCCAGACTTGCAATTCTTCTATCTAAAGTTGTCGAGGTATCCTGTGTAAGTAAAAGATTTTCAGCTGCCGAAAGTCTTCTCTCAAGTTCTATGTACGATGCAGCATTATTATTTAGGGTACTAGAGGCATCCTGAAGAACATTAACCGCATCCATAAACATCGTGAGAGAGAAGGGGGAATAGTCATTAATTGCTTGTTCAACCCCAGTCTGGTCTATATCAACATCAAATTTTATATTAAGTTTTAAGCCATAAGAGTTCCCGTTTAGCTTTGTAACAATGTTTGGTTTGTATTTCTGGAATCTAGGAATGCTATAAACATTACTTCCTGATGTTTGCACATCGTCGAGGAAAAGCACTCCATAAAGGTTGGTTGCTGAATTTGTAGGATCTGCAGGATCGTAAACGTCATAATAAATTAAAACTGCATTAAATTCAAAATCCTCAGATATTGAGGTAGAGTTAAATTCCTCTAGTGTTGATATTGATGCATCATCTAATATTTGCTTATAAGAATCGGGATCAAAATCAATACCTACAGAATCAAGCTTTGTTCTTACATACTTTTGAAAACCAACCCCTCCTGTTGCACCTGATAGCGACTTCGAAAGTATAAGTGCAGTTGGGTCAGTAAAAGAGGAATCTGTAAAATATGTGTTTGCAGTATCTCTTGGAGAATACCAATTTCCACTCCCCGTTGATCCGTCTGTAGTATCACTGAAAGATACCCCCGGAGAACCCAAAACATCATCATCAAATATGGCTAAATTTGTGAGACCACTTGGATTAAGTTCATCATAAGATCTCCAGTTAAATATTCCTTGTCAAGGGGATCTGCTGGGTTATTGGTCCACTGGAAATCAGGATAGTAGTTTGCGTCAACCACGTTTTTAAATAATACCGTAGGTGTGTTACCATCCTTAGTGGGAACATGTACATAGACTTCAGAGTACGTATTGTTATTATTCTTAACAGAATTTACAATATCCAAGTTTCCAATATACTGAACCACCCTATTATAAGTAGATCCAGCAAGACCAAAAGATCCAGTACCTCCACTGGGATCACCTTCAACATATCTTTTTTGGGTAGATGGCAAGTTGTTTACAGTTAATACCGTATTTTGATCAAGAGTAGAAACGACCTGATCTGAAGAAGCAGGTTGATACCTTATAGCTCCAACCTCCTTAAGCCATTTAAAGAACACCCTCTCGGAAACATTTTGCTTAAGATCAGCATCGTAATTGTCCGAGCTTAAAACTGTAGTTTCGAAATTTAAACAATAGCTTTGGAAACTTTGAGAAAAGTCAATGTTGGCATTACCTGTTATAATATTTCCAGCACTAGTTGCGTAATCCAAGAAAGCACTATCGGGCGCATTAAGTTTAATACTATTACCTAATGGATCTCCCGAGTTAATATCTGGGATATTCAACAAAGCAAACTTTGAAAACTTAAACTTGTTTACCGAGTTATTAAACGTAAAAGACAAGTCTTCAGCAGAGGAAGAAAATGCGTAAAAAGTTCCGCCCTGTAATTGAAGAGGTCTTATAAATGGGGTTTTTGCCATTTATCCTTATTTTTTTATTATGACCAAGACATATTTGAGGACCCAAGAACTACCCAAGATCCTTCTTGGCTTCCTGTACCCTTTCCTACTCTAGGCTCCCATTGGAGTTGGATTGACGATTGATATGGTCTATTAGCATCAACAGTAATTCCGGTCGATGGGAATTGTCCATACCCACTCGCAGTATTAAATCCTGTGTAAGTTGAACCCTGTACGCCTGTTTTAATGGACCCAGCAGAAGTTTCAGTATTTATAATGGTAATCCTGAGACCAGCTGGTAAATTTGCCGCTGTTGCACCGTTTGTTCCAACACTCATGTAAAATCCTGATGAACACTGAGCATAAATAACATCTTCTTGAGCGGTAATTACATACGGATTTCCTGAAGATGTTCCTCTACCACCACCGCCTCCAGTTGCAGACGAAGGAAATGCAGTTCCAGCAGTAGCACCACTTGCTCCTATTGTATTTCCTGAAGCGAAGTTACCAACAGGACCAAGGGTCATTGTGTTATTAAGTGTAGTTGATCCCGAGAATGTAGTTGATCCCGCGAAAGTAGAAGTACCATTTTGTGTTAGTGAACTTCCAGCACCGAAGGTTAATGTTCCACTTCCTGTTAAATTAGTAGTTGAAACAGACGAGAAAGATCCAGCACCAGAAGAATTTATCTGTGCTAACGCTGTACCTCCACTCGGAACAATGATTGAATCGAATTTTCCAGTTTTAGCTGACACCCTACCGGTTGAAGCACCGGTTAAGTTGATAATTCCATTAACTGTATCTAGACCGAAAACTGTGTTATAGTTATTAATCCAGTTTTCTAGGGTAAGAAAATTTGAATTAATTGTTGTCCTCGATGCAGAAATCGAATCAGAGCCAAGAATGGAAGTAGTATTTACTGTAGCCATTTGTTGTAATTATTTTGATTTCTTTAGTTTTGAATATATATCAAACCATTTTCAAACACATAAACATGCCAATAGAAGAAGGCGAACTTATTAAGATAAGAAAAACTGAGAAAAATAACAGGTTGCCAATAATTATGTGCACCTGGAAAAGGACCGAAGGATTTTTAAAGGTCATAGACCAATTAAACCAACAGAATTTTCAAGATTTTCACCTTTACGTATGGAACAACAACCCAGAACTGTCCGAGCAATTCCAGGAAATAGCTGATGTCAATTGCAAATTTCCATGTACAATGTTCCACAGCAAAAAAAATATTGGCGGTTTCGGAAGGTTCTACTTTGCAAGGTATATCTTAGATAAAGATATGCACCACGGACACTGTATCTTCATAGATGATGACCAAACTTTTGAAAAAGACTCGCTTGAAATCTTTTTAAATGAAGCAAAACCAAAGCAAATTTCTTCGCAATGGGCTTGGAAAATAAAAACACTAGATTATTATGGAAAAGCTAACCGCATAGAAGTAAATGGGGGTGATGAAGTAGATTATTGCGGTACTGGCGGTATGGTGTGCGATATTAACATATTTTCAGAGGACAAGCTTTTTGAATGCCCAGAAGGGTATTGGTTTATAGAGGATCTTTGGTTATCATTCTTTGCAAACCATTATCATGGATATGCTTTAAAAAAGAGCTCAGCAAAATTTAAAAACGGAAGTGACCAACACAACCTCTTTGATAAAATAAAACACCTCAAGAGTCCTATGTTAAAGGATCTTGTGGACAACTATGGGTGGAAAATCACCTTCAACAAATAAAATAAAAAACCAAGTGGATAAAAACAAATTCTCAATCTCGTTATCTGAAGAGCAGAAATCTGCAAAATCTCAAATTCTAGTACACCCTTTTAATTTTATAACAGGGAAGGCTGGTAGTGGTAAAACCCTTTTAGCTGTTCAAATAGCACTAGATAGACTTTTTAAAAAGCATTGCGAAAAAATAGTTATTACAAGACCAACAGTATCAAACGAGGATAATGGATTTCTTCCAGGTTCACTTGAAGAAAAAATGGAACCTTGGCTTGTACCAATTAGGTCTAATATGAGAAAGGTGTACAACAGGCCTGATCATCTAGAAAAACTTGAGAAAGATGAAATTATAGAATTAGTTTCACTGAGCCACTTCAGAGGAAGGACCTTCGACAACGCTGTAGTTATTGTAGACGAATTTCAAAATCTTACAAAGCAACAGTTAGGTATGGTCCTAGGAAGACTTGGTAAATTTTCTACCATGATATTGTGTGGAGATGGGCAGCAAATAGATCTTAAGTTTGCGAATGATTCCGCGATCCACGAGGTACCAAAACTAAAAGATTCGAGGTACGTTTATAATATCGCACTCAAGGATAATCACAGACACGAGTCTATAGACGAGGTACTCAGATTACTTTATTCCTACAGTTAAAACTGATCGAAGGTTGCGTCCGGGTTATCTTTTATGATTAAAGAGGAGCCGAAAGGTACTAGATTCTTAAGCATAATTCTTTTTTGTTCCTCACTTAAATCTTTACTTAGATCCTCATATTCCTGTGTATTGTTGTAATTTGTCTGTTTTCTATACCCATAATCTGCAGAATTTACAAACTCTGGGTTAGGATCATCAGCAGCAGGAATAGTTTGGTCTACAACCTTTATGAAAGCCGGTTTTGATATCTCATAAACATTACCCTCACAATCTTCTATTATATTTTGGATAGAATAATATCCAGATTGTGAGAAGGTATAAATGAAATATGGAATGTCCTTAATATCAAGGAGAACTTGATTATTGGAAGCATTAGTTAATTTCCACCTATTACTATTCTTTCCAAAAATCTTGGAGTCATAATTACTTATAAATACAGTTGAAAGTAAGGGGACAAATAAATCAGATGATGAATTGTGTACATCTACCCAAGTCCATGCTCCAGATCCCGCTCTCGAGATTATATCACCCATATCTTTACCTATTCCAGGTTTATAGCTTTCCAAAAGAGAAACAAAGGATCCAGTTGCTGGCGAATATGGTAAATTTGTAGGCCCCGTAGCACCACCCTTTGATCCAGCAACAAATACATTCAAATTGGGGCTAACATGCATTTTAAGCCTATTCTGGTCCCCTGTATTTCCTTGACCAAATGTACTAAACTCATCTACACTTGTCCCAGTAACGTTTCTTTTTATAATATTGTGGCCTCCCGCAGTATTACCAGCTGCAAAGGGGTAATAAACCGCGGAATATTGGTCACCACCAGGTAATGCATCACTTTGATCGCTCATCGTAGCAAGATATGGGCTTCCGTATGTTTTGGGTAATACAACAGATGACGAAAGCATATTATAAGAACCACCCGGTTTTATAGATACAGTTAATAGATTAGCACCTCCAGAGGTACCAATTCCTGTCAATGATTCACTTTGGGTTGGTGTTATGACAGGGGTATCCGTGTAAAGCGAGTTTACATAATACTGTTCATCCGATTTATAGCCCGAAATAGTGTTGTACCACGTTTTGTAATCATTCCCAGTACCGCCAGAATTAACAATAAATGCTCCCGTAATCGGTGAGTGATTAAAATCGGTAAGAACGAAGAACGGGTAAGAATATCCTGGATTTGGGTGTGATATAGAAAGTCCCCTCGAATTAACATCATGAGTAGAAGTTCCAGTTAGCAAATAGGTCAATGCATTTTCTAAGGAAGTTACCCCATCCAAACTTGAGGTCGAATTTCCAGTCATACCTACACTATAAGCTTCACGGAGTGAAAGACTCTCGTTTAGATCTATTACACTACCACTTCTATCATAGGTTCCGCTATCTTTGCTAGAGAAAACAAATTCACTAGAAGCTGGCAGGTCATTTGGATTTTCCCACTGGTACTTGAGAGTAGAAAGCCCACCGGAGTAATTGGATGTTATCCGCAAAGAATTTTGAGAAACAGAAAGAGCAAGATTTACAATCTCCGTAGGTGGGGAGAAACTTGCATCGATTATTCCAGTTGGGTCAAAACTTCCGCTAGCTCCTGGGAAATACCTAAAGTTCTTTAAGGCAAATTGGTTTAGAGTAGTATCCCCGGATGAAAAATCAATATCTCCATAGCTTACTTTAGATCCCAAATCTACTTCAACCTCAGCAATAAATATTGCATCTGTGTCTCCCAGTATAGAAGTTTCTGGTAAATAGATGCCAGATGTTGATCCTACTGGTCCGTTTATAATCCATCCATAATCACTTGAGGCAGTTAAACCAGGAGCAGCAATATTTGAGAATCCCACAGGTCCACCCGTTGGACCAGTAACTCCCGTCGATGTCATAGCAGATGCACCCGGATATTTACTTGAATAAACAAACTCTCCCGCTTCTATAAATTTTCTATATGTTCCAAGGACAAAGAGCGATGAATTATCGGTAGACGGAGCAGCTCCGTAAACTTTGGTTGCAAATCCTCTAAAAGGAATTACTGATTTAACCTGACCACCATCACTATACAGAGCAACGAATCCAACGTCTGCGGTTCCACCTGCTGCGTCTGTTGGGTTTGGGTTGGAAATGCTATAATTTGGAGTTAAGTTATTTCTCTCACCAAAGTTTAGTGTAGATTCACTTGAATATCCAGTTACAACATTATAATTTTTATACTTATTTGCAGAAGTAACTGTAAAAGAGGTAGTATCTGTTAGCCAATCTGCATCTTGTATAAGCTTGCTTAATTCTTGTTCATTATATTTTGGAATAACACCATCATTCCAATATGGCTGTTTTCCCGCTGACCCGTCAGCAATATCCTTAAAGTTGGTTTCGAGGAACAAGTTCCTTGGATCTAATCCAGGGTGCTGATTTTTTAGGTATTCATTATCATATCCTCTCCATGTTGGGTATTTCCAAGTATACTTATCAGCTTTTGGTAGCCTAGCAGTATCAGTAGTTCCTCCTTCAGTTGTGTGAGAATAGTAAACAAAGTTCCACCCCGTTGTTCCTGTGTATTTAGACGTACCGTATATGTGAGGTATGGTATAGTCAAACAAGCAGATGTTATTACCAGCAACTATCCAGAGATCATCCTCATAAATTTTTAGAGAACCAGCATTAGACTTTTCCTCAACTTTCATCAACTGGATAACCCTATTGTCCGGTAAATTGGTGTTAGCAGAGGTTAGGTGGGTAAAAGTGCTACCATTGAAATGGTAGAAGCCATTTGAAGTTGATGGTTGATCAAACGGATCTCCTATCCTGAAAAATACGTGCCCGTTCTTTCTAGCCACCACCTTTGTTACACCATCTCCATTACCAATGTTCCAATTATAGAATTTTTTACCATCCCAGTATGTAATACCATTTTCAGTTCCTGCCCAATAGTTACCATTCTCATCGAAAGATACGCTATAAACTGTATCCCCTCCTATCCCAGAAGTCATTGAATTAAACTTATTTAGCTGCTTAATTCCGAGTTCATCATTATCAAGAGTTATAGGATCTAGATTTCCCTGAGGTATAGTCTGTAAGCCATCATTAGTACTTAAAAAATATTCAAAAGATTTACCACCTTCTCCCTTTGTTGTTATTTCATAGATATGAGGCCAGGTATATCCAGGAGAGATTTCGCTCCACTCTTCGGAAACTTTATCATACCTCCATAGGTAACCGCCGGTGACCCCAGTATTTGCAGTACCACCAGTACCAGCACCACCATTTAGTGGAGAAATGAAGGCAAGTACCTCCTCAGTATATGGGCTTGCATAAATCGTTGGAACCTCCCAGTTAGGAGACTGCGATGAGTAATCACTGAATTGGCTCAAATTCCAACTTGCTCCTGTTGCTGCTTGGTTTCCACTGGCAACAAAAACAAGGTCCTGTGAAAGTAAAGCAGTAACTGCACATCCAACCCACTTACTATTCTCATTATCAATTGAAATTGACCTTGTATCAAGAAAATATGGTGCGTTGCTAGGTACCACCGAATTTTGATAATTGTAGTATTCCCAATTTTCGCCATCGTACTTGGTTAGGTCCCTACCCACAGCCCAAACATCCCCGAAGGAGTCAAGTTCTGCAGTATTAATATAAAAGAAGGTTGTTGGCATTATTTAGTATTTATCAAAATTTTAGAATATTGTATCACCATAGTAAATAGATTTTCCATTAGCAATGTAATCACCAAACCCTAAATTTAAGTTGCTTGGCATACCGGTACAAGAAATAATTCCAGTAGCACCGTTATTATAGCGATATGTGAATGGTGCTAAGCTTAGACTGTATATGGAATTAAGAGTTGCTGAATTATCTTTTATAGTAACAGACTCAATAGAAGTATCCTTTACCTCCATTTTTAATCCATAATAATCAGCTGGAGTCCCACTTGAGTTAATATTAAAGTTCTGCACTGCAGTAAATTCAATTTCATTTGTACTTCCAAGAGTTGCAGTAATTGCGGCATTAAGCTGTGTTACAACCCCATCAATTCCAGCAACATCCTGCATTACATAGTATTCATTATTTCCAGATTTTTCGTTACCTTGTCCACTGTTTGCATTGAATGTACATGTAATCGTAGTTGAGCCGCCATTAATATCAATATAAACCTCGTAATTAACTCCAGTAATAAACCGGTTGGTAAAATAGGTGGTTGAATAAACCACTGGATTTTTCCCTTGGGTACTCACATTGGTCAAAGGGAAGGTTGGACTCCAATAATCACTTTGTGTAGAGTTAAGCTGGGGGTACCTGTTGTTCATTATGGAAGCAACTATGGATTCTGTGTATCCAGTATTTGTAATAAGGTCCGTAAGGTTACCAGAAGTTCCGTCATCTGCAAAGAAAAGTTTATCTACATTTCTTCCGGTTACTGGATCTACCTGATCCCAAATGTACCTACCAACTGAAATTGCGGGCACCCCTAGCTTATAAAGGACATCTTCGATTACTAGATATCCATTGACACTGGCAACACCATCAGTTACAAAACCTGGATTTCCACCAAGACCGGTCATTAATATGTATGCATCCTCCTGGGTAGAATGAAAGCCAGAAACTGCTTGCAGAGAAGCAGCGGAATAATCTAACTGGAAGATGTAAGAAGCTGTCGGATAACCAAAAGAATTTGCTCTCTGAGGTGTACCAGTTATTGAGACCTCCTGTGTGTAAACAGAAGCCCCCGGATTGGCTTTGTTTAGGGTGTTAGATGTTACCTGCCCAGTTTTAGTAACTGTTATCGAGGACGTTTCTGAATCGCTAGCAAATGAACTAGTTGCGGTAAGCTCAACTGCTACACTTATGCTGGCTCCTGGAAGTGCATTCAAAGCAGCTCCTGGCACCAAAGCCCAATCTTGGTATTCCAGTGTTGGGTTTTGAGCTGTGGAATATGAGGATCCGCCAACATCCCACTGAAAAGAGGTAGGCGCTTGCGGAGAACCAATAGAGGTATCGGTAAACTGAGTTGTCTGACCCATTAAAATAGATGCAGGAACTCTAGTAAAAGATGCTAAAACGGACGATGCTAATACTTCTATGCCATTAGTAGAGGTAAATGAGTTAGTAACATTATTAAAATCAGTTACCGTCAGGGTTGCAGTATAGCTTCCAGGATTATTATACCTTACCAACGCGGTAGCACCAGTAGCGCTTGCAATATTTCCACCAGTAAAAGTCCACCTTCTAGAGTATGGTGGCAAACCTCCAGATGTGGTATCAGTGTATATGACTGACTGTGTCTCGTATATTCTAATATTTGAAGCCATCCTTTATATTTTTATGGTCCTGTTGCTACTATGAAAGATACTATCAGAGGTGGAGGTGCTCCAGGCACAGATGCCGGGGTTGATCCGGTTCCACCAGTAGCAGCAAATGGATAAACAGATGCTGAAGCTGGTCCAGCAGTTGTTAATGTAGCAGTTGCGGATTCTGGAATTACTCTATAGTAAAAATTAGTAATGTTGGGATCAGTGGAAGCATTCAGTTGACTTGCTGCAGATCCAAGGGTTAAACTAGCAGAAGCGCCAGTACCAGAGCTTGCAACGAAAGTTACACCAACTGGGAAAGGTAAAACCTCATTTCCAACGCTGGCCTTTACATTATCACCTGGTTTTGAACTATGGATTTCATATCCACCAAGCCACCCATTCTCATATTCAAAATCATCCCAAGAATGTGCATAAGCATTATCCCAAGAAGCTGTAGTGAAAGTTTGCCATTTGAGATTCTTTGTACCGAAGTATTTTAAATTCTCAACAGGATTTGTACCTGACGAAGCATCCCAATCGACGTACCTAAATCCCCCAGTTACGCCACCTGATAACTGGTTGGGGGCGGAAACTAAATTTAAGGATCCAGTTAGCGAAACGGTTAATGTGTCTCCGTTTCCTATGTTACCGCTTTCGGTATCAGCTACCACATTAATTGTGACAGGACTTGCCGTAGGTTCAAAAGTCTGTGCAAAATAATCAGGCTGTGTTACAACCTTATTAATCTCTTCTATAATTGAATTAGCAGTTGCCTGAAGGTTTGATCCTGATGACGTTGCTCCTATCTCCCTGCCATTTATAGCAACACTTATGCTTCCACCACCGGTAACTTTTTGAGCGGGGTATGAGTCTGTAAGTACATAATATCCTGTTCCACCAGCTATAGATGATGGACCGGATGTAGCACCAACACCCGCTTGATTACCCAAAATGTATGGAATTTGGAAAGAATACCCAGTTGATCCTGGAGGTATAGTTATTTTCCACGACTTGTTGAGATCATCTATACTGCCAGTAATGAAAACATCAGAGCCATCAATAAAGTTGTGCGGCTGGGTTGTAAATACATTAGCAAATC